TCGGTATCTCTTCCCGAATCGCTTGTGAAAGCGATCGAGGCCGAGAGGGCGACAATCAAGCCTCGGCCGAGCCGAAACGCCACGATCGGCTTTCTGCTAGAAGTTGGCCTTGAGGCGCGCCGCGCCCTTGCGCAGGACAAAAATACGGCGTAGATTTGTCCCGTCGCGTCGTAACTTGCGAGCGCGGCGTTTCCTCCCGAAGACTGCCCGGCGCCGGGAACAGCGACGGGCATTTTTCATTGTAGAGACCGCCTTGCGCGCCTTCGTATTTTCGCATAAAGTCAGTCCGTCGCACAGTTGAATCTCATGCGAAGGGACACCCCATGATCAAGAACGCGAACGACGGCCTTCGTCAGCATTATGCTGACGCTACAGGAGGCGATCTGGCAGGCGGCAATTTCGGCGTCAAGCCTATGGATGCGTGCAAGGGCTCCAATATGGGTTCGCCGGCGCCGAAAATGCTCAAAGACGGCGAGCGCGGCGCTGGCATGCCGGTCAAGCACACTCCCGGCAAAATGCCTTCGCAGGCTCAGATCGACCATGGGCCGCACATGGCGCCGGTATCCGGGGAGCGGCTGTGAGCAAGCTCGACGCGGCGAGACGCAATGCGCTCCCCTCGGGCGCATTCGCGGGGCCGGATAGGTCGTTCCCGATTCCCGACGCCAGCCATGCTCGCAACGCGCTTGCTCGTGTTTCGCAGGCCGTAAATGCGGGACGCATGTCCGGTTCGAAAGCGTCGCGCATTCGGGCGAAAGCGCACGCCAAGCTTGCGCACGAGGTAGGCGAGAGCGCCCACCGCGAGATGACGGAAGAGACCGCCCATGCCCATCGTTGAGGGCTCCATGCCCCTCGCTCTCCCAGGAGGCGCGGCCTCGGCCTCACGGCCAGCCGCGCCTGCTAAGCGCCCTTTGATCGAGCGCACGCCGGCTGCGCCGAAAATTGCGTTTCCAAACGGCGAATTCAAGAAATCGGGGGGCGCGTTCCACAAGCGCGGCGCGACCGCGTTTCCCCACGGGTTTTGAGCACATGGTGTCGATCGTTCAAGCCAAGAGTTGCCGAAATTGCGGAGCGGGCGTCCGAAGCGGCGACGTCATCGAATGTCGCTTTAATCCGCCGACGGTCTTTCCGATCATTCTCAGCACTCCGCAAGGACCGCGCAGCGTCGGCAAAGTGACGGAATTCCCTGTCGTCAAGCCCGACTGGCATTGCCGGCAGCATACGCCTCGTATCGAAGTCACGCTCGGCGAGATGCCGATCGCCGGCGTCAGGGCGAGTTAGTTAGAACAAGTCAGTCCAGGTCTTGCCCGTGGCGAGATAGAGGATCACATCGATTACGACGATGATGGCGATGGCTTCGAGCATGAGCTTTTTTCCTTTGCAGCTGCGCGGCGTTTTCGCATCAATTCGCGCTGATAGGTGGTGCGGTCGAATGTTCCGTTGGGAGCGCGACGCCTTACCGTCGGCGGTTTTTCCTTTGCGATGCGCGGCGCCCTCGGGTCAGGCCGCAACGTCGAGTTAAGGGGTTGAATGTCGGCAAACTTGATCGGCATCGATTGTTAGTCTAACATGGTAGGTGAGTTAGTCTAACAGACTATGAAGGAAAAGACAATGACGGCGCGTGGGTCATCGCCAGCCAAGCGATCGAAAGCAGGGCGTCCGAAAGGCGTTCCCAACAAAGTGACGCTCGAACGCGAAAAGCAGTTGGCGGCATCGGGCATTATGCCCCTCGAATACATGCTGGCACTCTTGCGCTCGCCCGATGCGACTGAGGACGAAAGGAAGTGGGCGGCCGATCGGGCTGCGCCGTATTGCCATCCTCGCCTGACTTCTGTTGCGGTATCGGGCAGTCTCAACGTGAAGCACGAAGATGCCCTCGCCGCGCTTAAGTGAAGAGGAGGTCGCTATTAGGCAGCGGCTCAAGGACGATCTTGAGCACTACGCCCGGCGCTGTTTGAAAATCCGCACGAAGAGCGGCGCTACGACGCAATTCCTCTTCAACCGGGCGCAGAGCTACATTCACGAACGGCTAGAAGCGCAGCGTCATCAGATCGGGCGCGTGCGAGCGCTTATCCTGAAGGGGCGTCAGCAAGGATGCTCAACGTACGTCGGGGGGCGCTATTATCACCGGGCGACGCATACGCGTGGGTTGCGAGTGTTCATCCTGACTCATGAGGACGCCGCGACGCAAAATCTATTCGACATGGTGACGCGGTTCCATGATAACTGTCCGGAGGCGGTGAGGCCGGAAACCGGCGCGGCCAACGCCAAGGAGTTGATGTTTCCCGGCCTCGATTCGGGGTACAAGGTAGGGACGGCGGGGACTCAAGGGACGGGACGTTCTGCTACGATTCAACTTCTACACGGGAGTGAGGTCGGATTCTGGAAATTCGCCGAGACACACGCCGCTGGCATTCTCCAAACTGTGCCTGATGAGGATGGGACGGAGATCATCCTCGAAAGCACGGCGAACGGGATGGGGAATTTCTTCCATCAGCGGTGGCGTGCCGCGGAACAGGGAGAGGGCGACTACATCGGCGTCTTCGTCCCCTGGCTATGGCAGGACGAATATCGTCGCTCCGTGCCGCCGGATTTCGTCGCGACAGACGAAGAGGTCGAGTACGCCGAGCTGCATGGAGCCGACCTCGAGCAAATCGTCTGGCGGCGCCATAAGATCGGCGAGTTGAAAGACCCGTTGCTTTTTAAACAGGAATATCCCGCAACTGCTCAGGAGGCGTTCCAGACCACCGGCCACGACAGCTATATCAAGCCGGAGGCGGTACTACGAGCTCGCCAGGCCAAACGAGAATCATGGGGGCCGCTGATTATGGGCGTTGATCCCGCACGTTTCGGCGATGATCGGTTCTCGATCGCTTATCGACAGGGGCGGAAGGTGCATCGGGTAGAATCGAAGAGCAAGATCGATGTCGTCGCGGGGGCCAATTGGGTAAAGAGCGAAATCGATCGTGAAAGGCCGGATCGGGCCTTCGTCGACGTTGGCGGCTTAGGGGCGGGCGTCTACGACATTCTGGTGTCGTGGGGCAACCCCTACGCGCGGATTTGCGTTGCGGTCAATTTTGCTTCGGAGCCGCAAGAACCTGTTGAAATTCTCGAAGACGGGTCGAAGCGTCCCGGTCCACGCAATCGGCGCGCGGAAATGTGGAAGCGGTCGCGCGACTGGCTCGACGATGTAGGAGGAGCCGATCTGCCGGACAGTGACGCGTTGCAGACCGATGCTTGCGCGCCCGGTTATAGTTATGATATAAATCAGCGGCTTTTGATTGAATCGAAAGAGAAAATGCGCGCTCGCGGCGTTTCATCGCCTGACGAATGGGATTCGGTCGTTTTGACTTTTGCCGAGCCTGTCATTGACAATCAGGCGCTCTATCCAGATGATGTGGTGGAAGCCGACGACTCCAGCCGTTCAATCGTGACGGGGTACTAAAATGCCTTGGACCGCCTCATCTGCGACGAAACACACAAAGAAAGCGAAGGACAAGAAGGCCAAGAAGCAATGGGCCAACGTGGCCAATTCGGTCTTGAAGCGCACGGGGAATGAGGGTCGCGCGGTTCGCTCGGCGAACGCGGTCGTGGCAAAGAGGGGACGACGTCATGCCGGCTAAAGGCAAGTCAAAGCGCGTCAAGAATCTATCGGACGTGCCAATGAGCGCCGTTCCAGTCGCGATGTCGCGCACGAAGGAAGACAAGGCTCGCGAGCGCCGGTATGCAGCCGAGGAAGCATTGCGGACGCTCACTCGGGCTGACGAGCATCGCGCCAATCCGAGGTTGATGGCGGACGTAAAACGCCTCGCGGCTGACCAAGCGAATAAAATGGCGAGGATAGCCAAACGATGACCGTGAAGCGAGCGCAAGCCCCGTCCTTCAGGGCGGCGTCGCTTGCTGAAGGAGCCCTGTCATGAACAACGGAGCGCAGAAGCCCCGGACTTCAGGCCGGGGAGCAGTCACCGCAGAGATCATTCCCCTGGCTGATCGCCTTCCCACATCGAGGCCCGGAAATGGCGCTCGCGAGGCGGTTCTAGCGTGGCTACAAGGGGCGCCAGTGGCGAATCCGGAACAATCTTATTTCTTCGAGGCATCCGCCGACAATCTTCTCGCATTTTTGTGGGTTGAAGGATTCAAAATCGTACCGCTGGACGGAAGCGAATGAACGCTCTTACGAGCCTCAATGACATCGATGGCGCTGTGCCGGTAAATCCGATCGCGGCCGATGGATCGCCGACGTTGGCGTCGCTGAAGCCGCCAGACCCTGAGGTCGTCGTCAAACTCAAACGCTGGATTGATTCGCCTAACATCGCGGTTGAGGAAAATGATGGCAAGCCGGACCTCAGCGACGACGAGCTGACCGCGCTTGGCGTCAAGGTCGTCCGCGAATATGAGATTGACGAAAATTCTCGCTCGGAATGGCTTGAGCGCTCGCAGGAGGCTATGGACCTCGCCATGCAGGTCGCCAAGCAAAAGCAATATCCGTGGCGTAGAGCTTGCTTCTCTCTTGACACCGACATCCTGACTAAGGACGGATGGAAGCTGATCGCCGACGTTAAGGTTGGCGAGCATGTTCTTAGTCGGCTTCCCGACGGCACGGCGGACTATTTCCCCGTCTCTCAGACGTTCCGCTATCGAGCGGATGAGGTTGTCCATTTCAAGGGCAAGAGCATCGATCTTCTTGCGACTCCGAACCATCGCATGTTGGTCGAGGACCGCTATACGGGCGAACAGTCATTTATTGAGGCTCGCCATTTCGTTGCGAGTTCAAAGCGTACCCCGTATAAGGAAAGACTCGGGTCAAAGTGCATTCCGCTGTCATCGAAATGGGCGGGTAACGACCCTGAAACCGTTTATGGCATTCCTGCGCTGGCTTATGTGCGATTGCTGGGCTGGTATATCGCGGAGGGATCGGCCAATTATTCTAGGAGCGTCTACACCAACAAAGACGGAGAGCGGGTCGATTACGGCCTGACGACCGGAAGCTTTTCTATTTCTCAGTCGAAAGATGCGAATCCGGAGAAATACGAGCAGATTCGCCGCGATATTGAGGCGTGCGGCCTATCGTATAAGGAATATGATCGTCAATTTATAATTCACGCCCGTTCAATGCCTGAGTTGTTGAAGGCGGAGTGGCGCGGATTGGGTCGCGCGTACAGCAAGCACATCCCGCGACACGTTTTGGGATATTCTCCAGTTCTTCTTGAGCAATTGCTTGAGACAATGGTTGCTGGAGACGGTCATAGGCGCAAGCGAAACCATCAGACCGCTGAAACGTCGTCGTATTTCACGACATCTCGCCTGCTTGCCGATCAGGTTCAGGAAGTCTGCCAGAAAATTGGCTTGCGCGGTACGGTTTTGGCTGTTGAGGCGCGCGCGGGTGGCGTTATCAACGGGCGAGAGATCGTCGGGGCCGCGGTTGGCTATAGCATTTCCATTTGTCGCAAGTTGGCGATCCAAGTTCTCAAGCTTCATCGTGAACTGATCTCGTATAACGAAGATGTAGCCTGTGTCGAAGTCTTGCCGCATCACACAATCTATGTTCGTCGCAATGGGAAGGCGATCTGGTGCGGTAACTCGAACGTCATCTTTCCAGTGATGACGACAGCGGCGATTCAATTTGCCGCGCGAGCGTATCCTGCCATCATCATGAACAAGGATGTGGTCAAGGGCGTCGTGATCGGCCCCGATGACGGCGTTCCGAATCCGCAGGCGTTGCAGGCGCTCGCTGCGCAAGCGCAACAAGGACAAGGACAAGGACAGGCGCCGGCGCTTGATCCTAACAATCCCTCGCAATGGGCTGTTGGTCGGGACGGCGTTCCTCAGACTCCTGGCTATAAGCAGGCCAGAGCCGATCGTATCGGCGAGCATATGTCATTTCAGCTGCTCGACGAGCAACCGGAGTGGGAGCCGGAAACCGACACGCTGTTGCATGTACTTCCGATTGTCGGCTGCGCATTTCGCAAGACATTTTTTGACGCAACAGAAGGCCGCAATTCGTCGCTTCTCGTGCAAGCGCGTGACCTCGTCATCAATTATAAAGCGCGCGAATTGAAAGTTGCGCCGCGGGCGACGGAAATCATCAGACTATATCCTTGGGAGATCAAGGAAAAAGAATTATCTGGAGCGTTCCGAGAGATCGAATATCCATCGACTGGGGAAGACGGCGATTATGACGCGCCGATAGAATTTCTGGAACAGCATCGTCGTTGCGATTTAGACGATGATGGGTATGAAGAACCGTATATAGTAACGGTTCACAAGGAATCGTCCAAGGTTGTACGGATCGTAGCGCGCTATGAAATGGAAGGGATAAAATATAATTTTACAAAAGGTAAAATAATTAAGATTGAACCGGTACATTATTATACTCAATATAATTTCCTTCCTAATACAGATGGCGGAATATATGGGCTTGGCTTTGGCCAATTGCTCAAATCATTGAATGAAAGCATCAACACGACGCTAAATATGATGCTTGATGCAGGTCATTTGCAAGTTGTCGGTGGCGGGTTCATTGGCAAAGGACTATCGATGAATTCGGGTCAGGTCCGCTTTCTGCCTGGCGAATGGAAGCCGGTTAACGCAAGCGGGCAGGCAGTGAGAGATGCATTCGCGCCGTTGCCGGCGCCAGGGCCGAATGCCGTGCTGTTTCAGCTTCTCGGTCTGTTAATCGAGGCGGCAAAGGAAGTCGCTGGCGTCAAAGATGTTCTGAGTGGGGAGACGGTAGCCGGAAACACGCCAGCGACGACGATGCTCGCCATGGTCGAGCAAGGGCTTAAGACGTTCACGGCAATCTATAAGCGCATTCATCGGTCGCTCCAGGAGGAATTGGCGAAGCTCTATCGTCTGAATCGCCTTTATCTCGAAGAGGAAACGAGCTACAAGGCCGGATCAGAATGGAAAAAGATCACGCGCGCTGATTACGAGAAAAGCTCTGGCGTTGAACCTGTGTCCGACCCGACGATGGTTACGGACATGCAGCGCTTGGCTAGGGCGCAATTCTTAATGCAGTTTGCGGCCGACCCGACGATGGACGGTCAGAAGATCAAGCGACGCTTACTACAGGCCGCGAGCATCGACCATGTCGCGGAATTGTTCCTTGCGAGTCCGCCGCCGAACCCGGCGATCGTCAAGACCATGCTAGAAATCCAGCTTAAGAAGCAGGAAGTCGATATGAAACAAGCCGAGAAGGAAGCATCATTGCAGCTTCGCGCTCGGCATGATGCGGCGTTGATCGAGGGTGAACAGGCGAGAGCGCTTCTAGCCCGCGCGCAGGCGATTCTGGCGCTGGCGAGTGCGGACAAGGCGGTCGGGCAGACGGACGTGGCTTGGGCGGCGCATCAACTCGAAGTGATTCGGACACAAATGGACGCGATGGCCAATGCGGGGATTGACACGACGGCGGCGGCGATCGATCCGAATGCACAGCCTAACGTGACGGCCGGGATTGCTTCGGCGCCAGCGCAAGGCGCCCCAACGGCGTCTTCCGGAGGGCCGTCACAATGATCTCGGGATTGCCGAAAGACATAACCGAAACGGATTTTCAGCTTTGGAAGCATCATCCGGTCAGCGAGCTATTCCTCCGCTTCGCCGAGGACTTCCGCGCGCAGTTGATCAAAGAACATCTATCCGACTGGCACACAGGCAAGATAGACCAAATTCGCGATCTTGAAATCAGAGGTCGAGTGGCGCAGCTCACTGACATCATGGAGCTGTCGTTTAGCTCGATTGAGCAGTTCTATCCCGAACAAGAGGGAAAAGAAGATGACACTTGACGAAGTGAAGTCGATAGCTAAAGACATTGGCGTCGATGTTATGTGTTCGCGCTACGGCGGCATGTTTCATGTGATGGCGCGCGTCGACGCCAGCGACAAATGCCCGATAGATGAAGTTGGAGAACGCTGTTCAAAACTGCTCTATAAACTGGCGGATGGGAAGATTGCGTACATAAGACAGCCACCCACGGTTGAGTCATTCAAGGACTTTGAGCGGGGCGCAATGGTTGTCTATGGATATACGCGATTTTCATTCTCAGAAAATAGCGGAGATTGGATTTACACATCCGGAGATCAGTCCATTAAATACGTGGGTTTTGGAGCATACAATGCAACCGAAAATGATCAAAGCCGCGAACAGGAATGAATTCATTCTCGCGGATTACAACGGCAAGAACGAGTCTGGCTATCTGCCATTGGGAGATTCTGTCCTTGTCGCTTTCGACGTGGCGTCCGATGTGACGAGCGGCGGAATTATCTTGCCGGAGGACATGACGGAAAAAATGACACTCAGCGCCGAGACCGGCGTTATCGTGGCGCTTGGCTCAGACGCGTTTTTATGGAATGGCGATCGGACGCGCAAATGGGAAGGGACGAAGCCCCATCCCGGCGATCGGGTGTACATGGAGCGATATTCCGGGCAACTTTTGCATGGCGATGACGGCAAGATTTATCGACTGTGTTCGGACAAGTGCATCGGGGCCGTGAGAGCGGAGACGGCCAAATGAGCGCGGAAGGCTCAGCCGCCAGCGCCATCGTCAAGGCCCTAGAAACGGAATTATCGTGTCGTTTCATGATCGTCCGTGGGCTACCGATGGCATTTTCTAACACCGGAGAGCCGTATATCGCCTTCGACCAAGATGGAATTATCGATGGCGGATTTCTTGGACCGCAGCGAGAAAAAAGCCCGCGTTGGTCGGCTGAACAGGCGTTAATCGCGTTGACGATGCACATCGCCGATTATTGTGCTGGGAAAACCGGGGCACTCTATTGGCGTATCATGCCAGAGTTCGAGCAAGAGACACCCAAATCTGGCTGGACGGCTTATGCCCGTCTTCTGGTATCGGATAGGCCGGTTATTTGGGCGACTCCGACGGATTACGACCGATCATTTAAGGAGGCTGAATAATGGCAGTTAAGGCGGATGCCGAACAAGCGGCGGCCGAAACCGTAGCTGAACCGACAGGGCAGCCGGTTGACATTGAAGCAAGCGCATTCCGAATGGGATGGCGCCCGAAGGACCAATACAAGGGTCCGGAAGCGGACTGGATTCCTGCCGACCAATTTGTCGAGCGCGTGACCGAAACGCTTCCTGTGCTCAAACGCACGCTCAAGACCATGGAAGAGCGTAGCGAACGATTGGAGCGTAAGCTCGCCGATACCGAGCAAGTCCTTGTGGATTTCCGCGAATATGCGACGCGAGCCGATATGCGGGCGTATGAGAAGGCCAAAAAAGAATTAATGGCCCAACGCGACGTGGCCATTCAGCATGCGGATATCGAAACCGTCCGTTCTGTTGAGACGCAGATCGCCGACCTTGACAAGACCGCGAAGCCATCGGAGCCGGTTGAAAAGAGGTCGGCGGCCGAGACAAATCGCGCCGTTGCGCCCGATCCGGCGATCACGGAATGGGTTGCGGAAAATTCATGGTTCAATTCTGACAGTCTTTTGCATGGCGTGGCGCAAAGCATCGATGTCGCTATTCAGACAGAAAAGCCAGGTCTGCCGATCCGCGACCGCCTCGCCATGGTCAAGGAGGAAGTTCAGCGGCGATTCCCCGAAAAATTCGGCAATCCGAGACGGGAGGCGGCGAGCGCGGTATCGGGTTCCAATGGTGTGACGCCGAGACGCCCTGCTGCCAAGAGTTATGAAAATTTGCCGGCCGAGGCCAAGAAGGCGTGCGATAAGATCGTTGCGCAGTTCAAAGGTCACAAGAAGCCGTTCACGCGCGAAGAATATGTCGCGAATTACGATTGGGGCGATCAATGAGCGATGACACAGAAAACCGCATCGATGGGCGTACTCGTGAGGCACGCGCGATCCGTTCCAGCTCGGCGCCGCCAGCGGAACCGCAAGCAACCGCGGCTGTCCCGACATCGTCTGATGTCGAACCGTTAACGCGGTCTTCACGTCGTCCGTTCGGCGCCATGGCGCAGAAGCTGGCCTATCCTCCGCGCACCGGCTTTCATCGTCATTGGTTCAACGACAATCCCGGGCGCATCGACTTCGCCGTGGAAGAGGCTGGATATAAGCATGTCGTCGATGCAAAAACCGGCAAGAATGTTTGCCGCGTCGTAGGCACTCGCGAAGGCGGCGCGCCCATAACTGCTTTTCTGCTTGAAATTCCCGAAGAATGGTTTAATGATGACATGGCGAGGTATGAGCAGGAAGCCGCTTCTCGCGATGACGCCATTCGTCGGGGCCAGGTCACAGCAAAACGACCTGAGGATCAGAGCAAATTCTATCCTAGCGCCCAAGGCAGGAATATCCAGATCAACACGCCACGCCGCTAGCCATTGAGCGCGGCTCTGCAATCGGCGCAGATATTCGGACCGATAAACGTCGAAGACGATACCAAGCCCGTCGGACGATTCGCGCGTTAGACCATTTGGCCTGACGCTCACGCAATTCGTTTGGCAAGGAGCTGTGCCATGGCTAACGCCAATGCACCTCGCGGGCTCATTCCGTATCGCCGCACATCGGGCGAGCCGTACAATGGGGCCGCCAATATCTACTATGTTCCGGCGAATGTGGCCGTCAATCTGTTCGTCGGCGACCCGATCCTGCTTGTGGCGGGAACGGCGGACGGAAACGGCATTCCCGGCGTGACGATCGCGGCGGCCGGCAACGGGACCGATACGGGCATTGCGACCTACGGCGTCATGGGCGCCATGGTGGGCATCGTCTCGGGCGGCGAGCCGATCATCGGCATTGTGCAGAATTCTACCGTCTATCATCCGGCGAGCACGGCGGGCTATATCCTTGTCGCCGATGATCCTGGGCTGCTTTTTTGGGCGCAGGAAAACGGCAACATGGCGGGATCGGGGCCAGCCGGCTCTTATCTTGGACCGGGCAAGAATGTCGACCTTGCCTCCGGCACGGGTTCGACAACGACGGGCTATTCCGGTTGGACGCTCAATTCGTCTTCTCTTTCCGCCAACGCGCTGCAAATGCGCGTTATCCGCATGTTGGAACAGGCTGACAACGCCCTCGGCTCCTATGCCAAGTGGCTTTGCCAGATCAACCTGAACCAGCTCACCTCCACCACCGGCACCTAAGGGAGAAGTTCCATGGCCGTAATCACCACTGGTTCACATCCCAAAGCTCTTTGGCCCGGTATCAAGGCTTGGTGGGGGCGTTCCTACGACGAGCATATCCAGGAATGGAGCGACTTATTCGAGCAGGACACTTCGGACAAGGCGTATGAGGAAGAGGTCGAAATCACCGGCTTCGGTCTCGCCCCGGTCAAGAACGAAGGCGCCGCCATCGTTTACGACACGGAAACGCAGGGTTCGATCACTCGTTACACGAACGTCGCTTACGCTCTGGGCTACATCGTTACCTATGAAGAGCTGAAGGACGATCTCTATGAGGTTGTGTCGAAGCGCCGGGCTCAGCAACTCGCCTTTTCGATGCGCCAGACCAAGGAAAACATCGCGGCGAACGTCTATAACCGGGCGTTCAACACGGCCTACACCGGCGGCGACGGGACGTGCATGATCAACAATGCGCATCCCACGGTTTCCGGCAATCAGTCCAATCTCTTGACCACGGCGGCGGACTTGTCCGAAACCGCGATTGAAGATTTGCTGATTCAGGTTGGTTTGACCGTCAACTCACGCGGGATGAAAATCTCGGCGCTCGCCCAGAGCTTGCACATTCCGTACCAGCTCATCTTCGAAGCGAACCGGATTTACAAGTCCGTTCTCCAGAGCGACACGGCGAACAACAACATCAACGTCATGCGAGCCATGGGCGCCTTCCCGAAGGGCATCTTCGCCTCGCATTATTTCACCTCGGCGACGGCATGGTTCATCCGCACGAACGTGCCGCGTGGCATGACTTGGTTCGAGCGCGAGGCGATAAGCTTCGACCAGGACAACGACTTCGATACAAAGAACGCGAAAGCGGCGTGTTATGAGCGCTATTCGTGCGGATGGTCCGACTTCCGCGGTATATATGGGACTCCTGGCGTATAGGTGTTCCGACAAGTCAATGCAGCGGGCGAACCGATTATGCCCGCTGCCCGACGCGAAGAACGCATAGGCCTCTAGGAGGCTTAAATCCTAGCGCAAGCGGCCCGTGAAGCGCATTTTGTGTCCCTGGCGGGGTAAGCCGAGGTTCGAGTCCTCGGGGCACTCATAGGAGAGACGGCAATGGGTTTCACCAATTTTCCATTCGGCATTACGAGCTTTGGTGTCCCGACGATGGGGATGGCGAGCATTCCGCCGACGAGCGGAAGCGTCTGGTTTGTTAACTCCAACACTGGCCTCGATGGAAATGCGGGAAGCTTTGCCCAGCCGCTCGCGACGACGGCGCGAGCGATTGTTTTGGCGTCCGCTGGCGATGTTATCGTATGGATGGCCGGCCACGCGGAAACGATTACGGCCGCCGGAAGCATTACGGT